TATTATATCTTGTTCGAACTGGTATGTCAAGCGTTGAGTTCTTGTTTGCCACTTTTTATAGGTTTCTTCACCCTCAAGTCCTGCAATTGCACCTACCCACTTCACATCACCTTCCAGAAAATTGGAGATGTAGTAGTTCTTCAATTCCTCAAGGTTATATTTACGGGATAGTTTATAGAAAGAATACTTGTCCTTTCTTTTCATAAACGAAGATTCACTCACATTGGTTTTACCATGATACTTGAAGTAATCATATGAAGGTGAACTGAAATGTAACTTCAAAGAATTGTAAAGAGCAAAAGCGGAATAACCGTGATGGTCTTTAAATTGTGAAATCATACAGGCAGTCTAGCAGTTTTCTTCAAAAGGTTTAGTTCTTGTGCTTCTTCACGAATTTTAGATTTGAGTGCGGAAGAAACCAATGTGGATGCCACATCAATTTCTAATCCAGTTTGTTCACAGTGATGTACGATTGCTTCCATGCGTGTCATATTTTGAGACACCGACAGTTCATTAATCAAATCACTGAATTCACTAATTTCATTTTTTGTAGGCATCGTATTACTTGATGATAACAGCCAATGAATTGTCGTGGTTGTTTACTCGTCCATTGAAACGAGTTCCATCTGTCCACAAACTAGTGACTGGTAGTTGGAAAACAATCTTTGCGGTGTATTCAAACCCATTCAAGAATTCTTCAATTGCAGGAATTTCAGAGTTCACAATATCTTCAATGATGTAAACACCACCTGGTTTAATTTTGTGCCATGAATTAGAGAAGAAGATTTTATTTGCAAATGTTTCATGCAAACCATCTTCAATCAACAAATCAAAACCATCAACATCAATTTCATCCCACATCTTTTTAATGACAGTTGGGTTTGTTTGGTCACAGTAATAGGTTTTGATTCTATCTTCCTGAAACAATACTCGCTTATCTACATCAGCACCATAGATGTTGGCATTAGGAAAGTATTCTCTGAAACCACGTAGAGAGGCACCAGGAGTACCAGAACGACCCATATGCGATGGAGTGTCCTCATTGTTAGTACCGAGACCCAATTCAAATACGTTCGTTGGATTCAACTCCAATGACTTGAAAAGGTAGTCATAGAATGTGGTGTAGTTATGCCATGTACTCTTGTCTGAGTTTTGTTTCTCAAACAACGGACACATAACTTCTGTCCGTGTATCATACAGTTTACTTTCCAAGAAAGTATTTAATATTTCATTAAGTTTATTTTGGTTCACTTCAAGTCCTTGTATAAAATAGATGGTTACCAATCTTAGCCACATACTTCAATTTCCATGCGGGATTAACCGATGTGTTATGATAGTACATTGCCTTAGTTGCGTAGATTTTATCATGTAATTTGTGTTCTGTCAAGGCCTTCCTTGCCACAATCATACATTCTTCCCATGCGTATTTGTTGGTAACACCTTTAACTTTTTCGGTTACCCATGAGAATTGTCCTTTTTGGTAGACAACTTCACATACCGTCTTGGGGAATTGCGAACTATTTGCACGATTCATTGTAACTTGTGCTACTGCCAATTTACCTTCAAAAGGTTCACTAGCGGCTTCGTAGTATAAGTTCTTGGCCATACAATTGATTTGTTGACCTAAATCTGATGATACTTCTTGTACTTCGGTCAACGGTTGTTGATGTGAAACTACAGGTAACATCGCAAATAGAGTTATTAAAATGAATTTCTTCATTGTTTTCTCCTTTTTAAGATAGGGAGTTTATTCTGTTACGAGGAATACTCCCTGAAAACCCTAGTCAGCGTTTAGGCTGCCAATGCGTAACTTTCGTCATTTGCATTTATTTTGATTTAGTGTTTACGTCAACTCTGACGGATAGCTCTATACCGTACTTGTTACCCTGTCGAAACCATGGCATCCCCATCAAAAGCACATTCGTCAAACTCCTTAGGTGGTTAATCTAAGTCCTAACGCTTTTCGAACCGTAGACCAATACGGCAGGAATATGCTTTTGGTGGAGATGGGGGGAGTCGAACCCCCGTCCAGAATACTTTTCTTATACCAAGTTTACTATCATTAAATGAGATTGTAACACAACCTCAAATCTTTGTCAAGTGATTGAAATCCAACTCAGTTTCTTTTCATTCCACAGATATGTCTTGTTATCATTTGGATATGCAACTGGCGCACGATATTGACAAGTTTCTTCGTCTAAAATCCAACTTGCATATGGTTTTGGTGGAATAAATGCATCAAGTTCTTTATCATATTTGTATCCAGTGGATGCATAATTTTTACGCAGTGGTGTACCTCCACGTGTGTGAATACCACCAACTGTATTGTAACTGGTTTGTATCCATTTGTTAGGATCACCTAGAGCACCAGAATCAATGAAATCTTGCTCAGCGACAATTACTCGCAATACATTATTATCGTTATCTATTTCTGCAAAATGTGACATGTTTTCCTACTTTTTATCTGTACGCATAACGAATGATAGCAATACCAGAACCACCGTTGCCGCCGTACCAACCAGCATTGTCACTAGCACCGCCGCCACCGCCACCTACGTTTGGTATAGCATCTATAACGTGATAACCGCCTTGATTGTGGTCAAGTGTCCCGCCAGCTGCGCCGCCGCCATAACCCCCTGCGCCACCAGAAGAAAACGATCCGGCGCCACCACCGCCACCGCCGGCAAAATATCTGGTGCCGCCACCAATGTCATGTCCGGTATTAGTTGCTGCTGCCCAAACTTGGTATGCATTGGTACCAATACCACCAGCACCTCTGCCACCGTCAGCACCTTGGCCACCAGCACCGCCGCCTCCGCCACCGCCAACGTTTGCGCCATATCCACCTCGGCCGCCACGTTTTCCTGTTCCAACTCCAGAACCAGGCGCAGCAGAATATCCATCAGAACTGCCTTAGCCGCCGCCGTTACCGTTATTAGATGAACCATCTCGTCCGGGGTAATTAAAAAATCCTGCGCCACCGCCGCCACCACCAAGTGCCATATAATATCTTCCGGCTGGATAATAAACATATGTTGATTGTCCACTACTTGCTGATGAACCTCCCCAAATATCTGGAGTTGGAGCACGTGCTCCGCCAGCACCAACAACAACAGTATAAGAACCAATGTTCACAGAACTTGCGGAATATGATTCGTAAGTAACGCCGCCGCCGCCTCCACCACCACCACGTTTGCCTGCACCGCCACCGCCAGCACCAATCGTTAAAATTTCTAAATCAGATGAACCCATGTTCGTAATCGTGAGTGTTCCTGCAGCAGAAAAAACGTGGTACTTATAACCACCCGATACAACTACAGTTTGGCCACCAGAGACAATAGGATTGTAAGACTTTCCATAGAAATCATAATAGGAAATTATTGAATCAGTAGTTGTTTTGCCAGCTAAAAGACGAGCATTTGTGTCATTCAATGAAAGTGAACTTGTTATGCTTACACCCAATTCAGAATTAATATCCTGAGCAGATAACGATCCTGTACCGAACTGCTTTATCGTCATGTGTTATTTTCCCTATAAAACTTTATGAATTCTAATAGAGTATTTAGGTGATCCTCAGTTCTTTCAACAAAAACCAAAGGTTCCGAACCATCAACTGCCATGATAATGACGATTTGGTCAATACCAACACCAACCAATTCTTCATACATGCAGGCATAGGCCACGCACTGTGCAAAGTAATTATCAATGTCTTCCTTCTTCTTAGGACGTTTGGATGTCTTAAAGTCAATAACAGATAGAACACCATCAAACTCAGCAATACAATCAACACGACCAGCCATTCCAAGGTGTACAGACCACAATGCACATTCTTGGTAGTGAATATTGTTGATGCGATTTAGAATTGGTTTCAGTGGTTTGAACATCTCCAAAGCATCAGGCATTGTGCCTAAAAGATACTTTGGATCATTGTTCAGATACTTTTCACATAACGTATGCACATTAGTGCCACGTGAAGATGCCTTACGTGAGATTTTGTTGGCCTCTTCCTCACCCACTCGCTTGCGCCACTCCATGATGGCCTGCTTACCCTTAGCACCAATAACTGTGGTAACAGAAGGCAATTTAACACCATCTGGTGTGGTGTAGTATCGTTTACCATCAGGGAATGTTTGTGATTTTAAGTTAGCAAGTTCTTTGGGTGGGCAATAATTAAACATATTAGTAATCTAGTTTTTCACACGCAATAATCCAATCACGGACTAAACTACTACGCACAATATCATCAGGTGTAAAGTAAATTTCTTGGAAGTGTTTCATGCTTCTGGCCACTCTCAAGAAATCATGGAAGGCTGTTGTGTCTTTGTTTGACTTAATCAAGTCAGTTTGTTTATAGTCACCACAGAAGATAATTTTGGAACGGTGGCCACAACGGGTAATGATTGTGTTGACCTCAGACCAGTTTAAGTTTTGATTTTCATCCACAATAATGATGGCATCATCAATAGAGATACCACGTATAGCAGTAGTAGAAATGAACCTTGCATGACCTTGCTCCTTCAATCTGTCCCATGCATCAGGACGTCCAAATAGTGTAGTACAAATCTCTTTGTATGGCAATTCATAGATTTCTTGTTTTTCTTCCAAAGAACCTGGTAAATGACCAACTTCACGTAGTTGAACTAATGAACGTACAATAACCACCTGTTTGAATGAGTTGTCCTTTGATAAGACTTCTTCAATCGCCTTGTATAAGGCCAAGAATGTTTTACCTACACCTGGACTACCAAACAATCCCATAAAATATGCACCACCCTTATACATTTCAAAGAATATGCGTTGATTCTCTGTCAGTGGTTCAAATGTCTTTAAATGGTCTAATTTAATTCTTAGTGAATTACTTACCACTGGTTGGTGTTTTGTTTTCTGCTCATCAACTGTAACACCTTCATTATAATTTTTTGTTGTCTTTTTAGTGACCATTAAACTCCCCTATGCTAATAATACTGCAACTCTATTTGTTTGCTTTTTTTCTTTCTTATCAAATTGTCTTTTTTTGGATGGAGTTTTTTTCACGGTGGTTTTTTTATCACTCTCGCTCCTTTTAGGAAGAAATAAGGCTGGTATTTGTGCCATTACCACTCTCGCTGCATTTTGGTTTTATGGCCACCCATGGTGTTTCCTGGGATGGTATCTTTCATACGTTGAATGATATACTTCTCAAAGGTTGAGTCGGCCTTACCAGTTCCTGGTGTATCCATACGCATACCATCACCTAAAACAGGTGCGCTATCTGGGGCAAAATAACGTACCAAGTGTGGATTGTCTTCTTTAAATTTATCAAGTTCAGAGATACGCATAGTATGGCTCTCAACTTCACCTGTATTATTGTTTAAAAATTCGTAAATCATTATTGAAACCAATTTGGCATTGGACGTGAATTAATTTTACCTGACCATGAGGCCAAGTGTCGTTTATTACTTATATAGTAATTCCGATACGATTTGATTGAATCACCTTTAACTTTTACTTCATCAGGCATTGCAGGTGTAGGTTGGTCGAAACCACCACCGAACTCAATATTTTTAGGTGGTGAGTTGAGGTAACCAATCAACTTTTCACAGGCGTGGTTTTTACCATAACGATAGGTGTATTCTTCCATGAGTTCAATCCATAGAGTGAACAACCAACGATAGTGTGATTCTCTTACACGACACCAAATAGCAGAAGGATGATTGATATGAGTAGCAGAATACAAAATGTCATTGCGCTCGTCAGGTAGTATGTACGATGTTTTTTTTCGTCCAGAATCAGACAAACCAACAGACATAGTGCCATCAATGACACGGTGAGCGGTGGATAGTAATTGAGCATATTCAAGGATCATTTTGATACAATGCTTGTCGTTGTGCATACGAGCGCATTGCTTGGGGTCGTGGTGTAGGTAAAAGATATTCATAACGAGTATTGTAACACATTAATCGGTATGTGGCAAGCGTACCCTTTCCACATCCATCCAGTCATATTTCATTGTAGGAGTACCATAGTTGTCGTGTTCCCACGCCTGTACCTGTAAACCTACTCTAACAACCTCACCACCTTTTTCATATTCAGCCACACGAAATTTATAACTCAATGGTTTGACCACCATTAAACTAGATTGAGGTATTTCCAACCTAAATGCACCACCACTTTGATATACTGCTGGTGGTGTATTATAATTCGTAACTACTGTTTGTGTGTTTAAGTGTTCCATAACATTCTCACCAATCCAACTGTATCAATAGTCGTTAACAAAATATAGTTAGCCAACATACCAAAAGATTTCCTAGTCCAAGCAGCCCAAGCATACAAGGCACAACCAGTAATCCAAACAGGATAAAGAGAAAGAAGCGGTGGGTTTGGGACTGTGAGTGCCATAGTAAAACTACAACCAATGCTAATAGCCCAAGCAAACAACTCAATAACAAAGCGAACTCTGTGAGACTTAAAATCATCTTTAATCCATCCAAAGGTGTTGGCTAACACATCATTCATAATTACTTCTTAGATTTACTACCTAATGTTGGGATTTCTAATTCATCTTCAACTTTTGGTTTTTCTTCACGCTTAACGAACTCACGTTCTTTAACAGGGAAACGTTTTGCGATATCATCAGCTGTTACAGTTTGCATCGCAAATTGTTTGAACAACTCGTATCCTTCTTTAACCAATAAACTGTTCTTTGCGGCAGTACCACCTGAATCAGCCATAAACAATGCACAACCACCGGCAGTTAGTGGTGCAATTTCAACAACGTGGTCCAAGTTAATAATAACTGGACAACCCTTATCAACCGAGGTTACTTCTACAAACAATGACATATTATTCTCCTTTATCTCTTGAAATTTTAGATTTGCGGTGGTCTTCAACTGCAACGGCAGCAGCAACGAAGGACTTTCTCCATAGGTTACGGAGGTGTGGATTCTTAACACCGCCTAACATGTTTTTGTAGGCATTCGGCATTTTAAAGTTACTATCAGTTTTTCTCATATACTCACTTTCTATCACAATCAGGGACACGTACAAGATATACAGTCACCTCATCGTTCGGTCTAACAAAAAAACATTCACCTTTGATTGACCAGGTCAGGTGGTTTTGGATTCCATCTTTATAATCTTTTAAGACAGGGTTATCTTTATGTAGTGGTGGCATCCAGAACAGATACACAACGACACCAATGAAAACCAAAGTCTCAATTAGTAATTTTACGTTCTCTTTCACATATTGCCAAATTTTACTCATAATAATCCTAAAACTTTACAGACAGCATAACCGGTGAGGGTTATCATACCGAGAAAAAATAAACCAAAATTCCAGTCAACGCATTGTTCGGCATAGTATTCTGTTTCCAACTTAATAAAATCTCTCTGAGCTTTTACCATTTCAGGTGCTTCACGTTCACCTCCAAGCATTATAACAGTCTTTTCAGATTCCGCCAAGCGTCTTTTGGCAGAAATGTAATGTAGGTAACAAATCATGGTTTAATCCACTCTTTATATTCTGTCGTTGGTGTATACGGAAAGGTAACAGGCACACGACTTTCACGGCCGGTAAAGTGTGACTTATGACGTTCGTGGTTTTCATCTTCAAACCATTCGTAGAATACGATACCTTCAATATCATATGCACCATCATCATCTTTGAATACACGACTGCAACGTTTGTTTTGATATAATGTACCGTTGTTTGAACCGGACATTTCTCTCGCAATTTCATTCCACTCCCAGTCTTCACCCGTCAGTGGTGCGATAGGTTCAAACATCGCCAACTTTTTAAATACATTAACAGTATAAGGTGCTGATGAACCTGAATGTCCTTCACCATCGAATACATCAAGCAAAGCCAATACATGGCGACAAATCATCTCCTGCATTTCATCACAGTATTCACCACTATCGTTCAACCAACCTGCGGCCTTGAATTCCATCAATGCATGTTTTTCTAAATTACTCAATTGTATTCACCTTTATCATTCTTTAATGCTGGTTTACGGCGCAACATACGGCCAAGTTTATATAACCATGTCCATTGCCACATATGATGGAATCCAATGAACACTCTCAAATATGGAACAACGAAACCGACCGAGATACTATCTGGTTCAAGATTGATTTCCGCACTAAATGAAAAATTTTCTAATGTCCAAATTTTGAAGATTAACCAGTGTAATGACCAACTGTTGGCATTCCATTCATCACCAGGTCTATACTCATATCTTGGCACTAATGGACACGCATCATTACACCACAATTGGTGTAACGGATAATGTTCCCACCAATCTCTCTCTCGCTTTGCTACCATATCTTCACTCATTTTCTTCTTCCTCTAAACCACCTATCCCAATAATAGTATCCTTGTATACCATAACTTTTTAACCACCTCAATAACTTCAAGTAAACGTCAATTCTACGATAGACTCTTTTACACCAAGACAACGTAGTGATATAATAATATAAGTCAGGTGCATTTTGACAATGACAATCTTCCCATTTATCGTTACCATCAGGTTTACAACATGGACAGGTATCATTCATCTTTTGATAATCTGTCTCATCTTTGGATTCAAACAAGGCGATTTGGCCATTGTATATGCAAGTTCCGACTAAGGGATAATCATAGAAGTTCTCCACATAATGGAACTTCATGTCATTGTATGGCACACGAATCATATCAATCCCACAATGTTCGGAAGTATTTACCGAACAACATCAAACCACGTTGAATACGAGCATTGTGTGCGTTCAATGCATCAACGTCAAGTTTACCTTCAACATTCCATTTGAGTTCACGTGTTGTTTCACCTTCTTCAAATGGTTTTTCCATACTTTCCATGTCAATTTCAGGTTTGGTAATCCAAAACTTAGATTCTGAATCATCGTCACATAGTTGTTCAAATGTCCAAATCATTTCGTCCAATACCCATTCATAACGCTTCTCAGCATTACCATCCCAGTCCCATGGAGAACGAGGCAACGCATAGATAGACTGCAATTGTTTTGGTGCATCTTCATCATCAATCAAACCAAAACCATGTTTGGTTTCTTTCAATTGTTTCAACATAGGCAGAATGATTGGAGACAAGGTATGGTCCATTGACCATGTGTCATAGTAATCAATCTGAATGATTGGTTTATTCCATGGTAATTTCTCACGGGTGTTATTCACCCATTGCAAAACAGGTGACAACCATGTATTGCTTAGTTTTTCACCAAACTTATGTACCCAATCGGCAGTGTGTTCAAAACCATAGTCATCTTTTTCTTTCTTGGCCCAAAAGCAAAGTGCTTCAGCCAATTGATATGGTCCAAACCAACTGATTGGTTTACGTAGTTTTACTTTCATTCTTCATCCTTGTATACAACAGAGTTTACAAATTCTAATCTCTTTACGGCAGGCCATGATGCCAAGTAATCATTGTCTTGGTCAAATAGTTCCATAAATTCTTGTGCTGAGATTTTTCGTGTTGATGTGATACATTCATCAACGTGGTGTTGTGAGAACTCTTTAAAATCTTCCGCAGCCAAACGCATGACCACTTCATCTTCTGCATGTTCCGCTTCACGTGCCTCAACAACATAACGCATACGGAAGATTGAGACAGTCTCAACCAAATATAGTTTCTTTTCCATCATTCAATCCCATAAATCTTCAAAATGCGAGCAGGAGGATCCCCACATGCAACATAAAACTCGTTCTTGGTGTTAGGCACCTTACGAATTATCCAGTGTCCACGGTCATCAAACCACTTGTCCTCTGGATAATCATACTTTTTTGTTTCAAACATATTCAGTGATTGATTGCGAATTTTCACAAATGCATCATATTTCCCACGTGTGCTTTCTTGGTATCCACCATCACCCGCCATTTGGTTACCACCAGATTTCAAATTTTCCGTTAAATTGTCAATTGTACGTTTAACATCAGAATCACCCATATCAAACCTCAACAGTCAACAATTCAAAATCATCAGCACGACCTTCGTAGTCTTTGTAACCACGTGGGTTACAGAAAATACGGGTAGAACCAACCATATAATCAAACACATGATGTGTATGACCATGAGTCCACAATTTGATTTGTGGTCTATCTAAGATAAACTCGGTCAAATCTGAACTGTATGCACCGTTCACCATCACATTATCTTCATATTGTGGCTTAGTGGACAGTTTGCTAGGTGAGTGGTGACCACACACAACAATCTTTCCATTAGGCAGTGCCTTACATGCCGTGTCAATTACTTCCAACATGGCCTTGTGGTCATCAACAGAATCTTGTGGTGTAAACTTAGCCACACGGGTATGGAATTCTTTACTCACCACATTACTGTAATCAGTAAAACCTGCCTCAGTGGTGCCGTACACATTAGTTGAAAAATGCACCGGCTCAGAACCACTGTTATCAATGATTTTGTAATCATTCATGTAACCACGAATGTTGGTCATTGTAACAGGGTCTTCACGATTCATGTCAGTCCACAATGTACCTGCAACAAACGTTACACCTTCAATATCAACCACTTGTTTGTCCAAGATGTATAGGTTGGTGAGGTAACCCAAGTGTGTACGCAGGTTGTCAATAGACTTAGCAAAGTCACCGTGGTAATGCTCATGGTTGCCCATGATGTATACAACATGAGCGAATCGTTCGCAACATTCTTGGAAGAAGGTGTGGATTTTGTTGTTGTCGTTTTTACCCATTAGGCCGTAATCATCTTTGACACGTACATCTTTGGCGATACAGATATCACCGGACAACACCAACACATCGGCATTGTCTTTATTTTCTAATGAGATTCCACCAAATTCTAGGTGCAAATCTGAACACACAGCGATTTTCATTCTTGTTTACTCTTTTTTGATGCCAACAATAAAATGGCAAGAACCATCCACCAAGGATTCCAACTTTTTTCAGAAATTAGAAACACGGTGGTGCCTAATATGGTTAGATTATACACCACTACCAGTGCCGTGTCAAGTAAGTCTTTCATCTACCGTTCTCTCGTAGGATGCGTACTTGAGTATTAGGCGTAGCAAAAATCCTGGCATGGAATACATGGTTACCATCATAAGATTCTATCTTGGTGAATTCAATCGCATTATTCTTCCACAATTCTTCCACCAACATGTGAACCATCTTTTTCTTAATGTCATCAGGATCCACAGCTTTTTGCATAGTGGCAATCATTGCATCGCTTACCCTATAACTTACCTTATACATTTGTCCTTGAATTGCATATTCTTTTTGATTGTGGTTGGCCCAATTAGATGCGGTAATTGTACCACCAGTGCCACTGGCGATTGTACTTGGTAGTGTTGTTAAATCCCATGGATTAATTATTGTATTATTTGGTACTACTGCCATAACCATAACCTCTAGTAAGAAATTTCTGTTCACGCCATGCGGTGAAGTTGGATGAATTATTAATAATCAAACACTTATTCACACAGCAATTATATTGTTCACGTGAAATGTATAATAGTGAATCACGTGAATCATAATAAGGCATACAATGCACAAAATCAAAAGTATCACGTACATCTCTAGGATCACCGTAATGTTTGGTGATTAGTTGTAGTCCATTCTTCAATGTCACCGCATTTTCGGTGATACACAAACCTTGTGGGTGTCCCTTAACATCACGATACTTCTCACTAATGACCTCAACTTCATTTGTATATGATGAATCTTTGGTGTATAGTTCAACCACACGGTTAGCTAACTGTTCATCAATAAAATAAATGTCAATGTCTTTTGGTGTTTCATCTTGCAAGTAAGAAGCAAAACAACCACCTGAGACAAAATAAGAATGTTGATATTTCAAACCCAACTTACCTAAGGTCAGGTTAAAATCATTCAGTCTTTCACTCAGTTGGTGTTTTGCTAATACAATTTTACGTGTTTCTTCGGGTAAGAAGTCGTGTGGTGGCATTGCAATCCAATTATTAGTGTACGGTAGTGGAGTTGTTGGAGACAAAGGTTGATGAAACTTCATTTAATTTGGCAATCTCTGATAACAATTTAAAATAATCATCACTGTAACCAAGTTCCTTTGACAATTTACTCAGGCGAGCCAACATCAAACCAGATGATGCCAAAGGTGACATACGATATTCATCACAAAATTCAATGACAAATTCATCAAACACATTGGCCATAGCGACCAGTTCTTCATTACTAGGGATATTCATTAGTCTTCCAATTTCTCAAATTCAGGGTCGCAGTCAATAATCATTTCACACTCAGTTTGCATCCAACCATGTTCTTCTAGGTCAAGGTATGAATTTTCTTCCAAGAATTCTTCCAACCATTCACGGGTTTCATCATCACAGTCATCAAAGTCGTGTTCTTCCCAACAACCATCAGAACATTCAACCAATTCAACCTGATAATCGCAGTTCCACAAATCGGTGCCTGCCGTGATATCTGGTGGGTTGTCATCTTCGGTTTCACAGGTGAATTCACCCCAACGCCAACCAGTCTCAACAATGAAGGTGTTTCCGTCCTTCTCAAAGTGCATACGTTCAACAAGAGATTTCTTCCATGTTGGTTTAATTGACCATAGTGCCATGATTATTCCTTAGTTTTACGTTTACGTGTTGGTGTAACAGATAGTGAAGCAATTGCTTCTTCACAATCACGTTGTAGTGCTTCATCGTCCCACTTTAATTCAGTGCGACCATCTTCATATGTGGTGATAGTCAGGTGTGAACCTTGACTAATTTTAGGCCATCCACCTGATGGTGCATTAACCAATTTCTTTTTAGTTGCCATTATTTCTTCTCCACTTTATTAGGTTCAATGAACTCAGGTTCAAATGGTGGTGCTCTGTGATTCAATACATTATTGATAGCAACAGTGAACGCATACAATGGAAAGAATAATACCGCTAGTGTAACAGTCAATACAACACCAATCGCAACAAACAATTTTACATACATCACATATGTAATTTCAAGTAACAGGTTCCAAAAACCTTTCACTCCAAAATTGTTGTCATTGATATCACCATTATTAAATTCACGAATATGATTCCTGAATGCCAAGGTTAGACCTTCGGACCTTTCAGTAAGAATATCCACAATACCACGATATAGTTTTAACATTAATCTTGCACCTCAAAAGTTACTTCATATCCGCCTTTACGGTCGGTCCACCAGTCGTCTTCATCCAACCAATCAAAGTCGTAATAGATATTTTCATTTGCAGCATCTTGCAACACTTCTTCAATATCAAGTCTGCCTGCTTCTAACAATATAAATTTTAAATCAAGTGCATCCGCTTCTTCATCTGGATAAATTTCATCCAACATTTCACGGGTGAAATCAAGACCATAACGTTTCTCAACCTGATGCCATTCACTTTTAATAATCATAACCATTATTTTTTACCTCTGTTTTGCACTTTCTCAATACCTTCATCAATGTATTCATCTAGTTTTTGGTTGATAAGGTTCATCACCTTGCCGCCAGTTTCTTGCACTTTTTCATTCTCTGCAACCTTTTGTGCTGCATAGGCACCAACCATCATATATGCGGTTTTCTCAGAAGGTAAAAACGTAAGTACAGTTGAGGAACAAATCATTACAATCAATGCACTTTTTACATGACTCATGCACCATTCAGCCTTTTCAGCTCTAAGTTTATTATCCGCATCACTGTAATATGATGCCTGTGAACATTCTGAACCACGATAAATCAACAAGAAAAGTATGGTAATGCCTGATGCGACTGCCGCCAATCCAAACATACCATTTAGTCCACTCAGCAAACTAATGACATAAACTAACCAAACTAAATCCATAATAACTCCTTAACGATATGTAACACGACCGATAACGGCACCGGGTTTTTGTAATGCCTCAGCACGGCGTGCCTTATACTCTGTGTTGTCAACATCAATCAATTGTAACTCAGATACATCTACTTTGTCAACCTTTGTTTGAACAACATCAGGTTCTTCGTGTTCACGGTTTTCCCACAAGGCCACACATTTTGCCATTGGGTATTGTGCCACTTCCATACAATCTTTCATGTATGCTTGGCGTTCATCAAAAGTTTCTACCTGACTTGTTTCAGAATTTTCTACCTGAACATTCTTGGATGCATCCAAATCTGGTGCTGAATAGAATAATGCGGCGACACCGACAATGATGGCACCAGGAAGAATGTAGTGCCAGAATAAACCAATCACACCTGCAGCAACCAAACCTAATACAGATAAGATTAGGATTTGGTGTGTGATACCAACGGACGAAAGTGCGGACATTGCTGGAGACATATTAGACCTCAGCGTGAAAGTGTTGGTGCGTAAACGTCACAGTGAACGTCAACAGGTACAGGAACCACGCCGTGGTCCGTTTTCTGTGACAGGTAAACCACAACGGGTTTCATACGGTTATTAACACAGTCCCGAGCGCCTTGGACCACACCAGAACGGTCTAGTGCTTTTGGACCCTCATAACCCTTGATTGTGGTAGTACCACAGGCGGCCAATAGAATTGGTGCAAGTAAAATCAAACGTTTCATAATAAATTCCTTATCAACTATGGATGGAGTATAACACAACCAGAGGATATGGCAAGTAACACTTTCGTATTAAATATCCGTGGTTAATACCCATACCCAGAAAGCCACCAGTGCAGCATTCCATAGTGTTGGTTTAGTTAAGAACTCACAGATTTGCCAACCCAACATAAACCATGCAAAATTATCCGATAGGATCCAATCTTTAAATTTTTCCCACATTTTTAATCCTTTCAATCAATTGCTTTGCGTCTGTTACATCATCCTCAAACATGATGGCAGTCTCATGCAATTCCATTTCTTCAACCAACAATTCAGATTTGGCTTGACGAATCAATTCCAAAGCATATGAAACATCATCATCACTAGCCTCATTCATCCATGAATCAAAGTCCTTTTCGGTACAAGTCATCAGATACTTGAGGTTATCCCTGTCATACTTTTTCATTTTGATTTAGGATCAATACTAGATTTAAATAAACCAGTACATAGAATGTTCAATCCCCAGGCCTGCAACCAACTAATCTCATTCACACCATTGATTGCAGGAACCAAACAAGAATTCCACAACAACCAAATGGGCAATGATAGTACAAGTCCTAGTAATACAACAATACCAATTATACCAAAGATTTTAATGATAACTTCGGACATTATACAATCTCAATTTCTTCTTCGGTTGCCACAGGTGCAGTCACTTGTGGTTGTGGTTTGCCAATGAAACGGCCATGCTCATTGAACTCGGTGTAATTCACCAATTGATATGCCGATACTTTACGGCCTTCTTTGTGTACTTTCACAATACCACCATCTTTGCGGATATTGTAAATGTTGGTACTCAGGCGATACAGAACCGATTCTTGGTCTGTGCCTGCAAATACAGATTTGATTTCTTCTGGTGTGACAGGTTTGCCTGACAACAGAGTAACAGCAATTTTTTCGTGACGGTTGATTTTACCAGTATGTTTTGACATTGTATGTCCTTTCAAGTTTCAAATAATAAAAAAGCATGGAACGGCCATGCCAGCCGATCCATTAGAATGGAATTTCTTTGCCTAGGTCAGCTGAACTGATTGTTGATTCAACTTTGCCTGAGGCTTTTGCATCGACTTTAGAATACAAATCAAGGAATGCTTCCTTAGTCTCTGTATCAAATCGTGCAACGCACAATTCAATTGCTTTCATACGATTTCTAAAAATCTTGTGTGCCTTTGCAATGTGTACCAAACGGCGTGTAGAGATAATTTCATCAACTGCACCTTGTTGGAATGATTGACGTACAATATCTGCCCATTGGCATAGACGGTCAACGAATTCTTGGTCAGCAATCAATGGTGATAGAATCTTGTTCTCTGTCTTACTGTCAGGATATTCCTGTTCAACAGTAATTGGGAAACGTTCCAAGAAGGCATCGTCCAAGATTTGTGATAGGTACTTGCCTTCTTCACTGCCACGACCTTTGGTGTTTGCTGTTGCAATGATAGAGAATCCATCTTTTGGATAAACCATCTCACCGTTCTTTTTGTTGTAGTATGGTTTGCCTTCTAAGATACCCTGCAAACACATTAACTTATTAGAACCACGGTCAACTTCGTCAATCAATAGAATGGCACCACGTTTCATTGCAGTAATAACTGGACCATCACGGTTAACCACATTACCATTAACGAGAGTGGGACCACCAAGCAAATCACTTTCGTCAGTCTCAATCGAAATGTTGACACGGATACATTCACGACCGAGGGTAGCACACACCTGTTCCACCATGAGTGTTTTGCCGTTGCCTGATAGACCAGTAATAAACACAGGATAGAATTGACCAGAGTTAATAATATTTGTAAGGTCTTTGTAAAATCCAAATGGGACATAATCAGGATATTTTGTTGGGATTGATACGTCCGATTCATCAATCAGTTTTGGTTGTTTGAACGCAAGCACTTGTGCTGACAATGCCATTTCATTCTCAGGTTCAGGCTCTGTTGCCGTCACAATAGGTTTGCTGCCGATATCAGGCAGTTTGTATTGGCCACGGTCTTGGCGATACTCAGATTTGGTCACTAACCAATATGGAAAGGACAAATCATTTTCTTCACATACGTGTTGGATGCCATCACGTGTAAGAACGGCACCAACACCAAAGATTTTTTCAGCAGATTCAACAAACGTAATCTGGTTGCGATTTAAACTCATCAATTAACCTCAATAAAAACATATTATATCACAAGTGGTATTAGTTGTCAAGCCACTTGCTGGTCTGGTCAAAGGACTTTTCCTGGACAGTCCTATCGCCAGTAATCTTCCGTGGACTGGCACACATATGACACTCAGGATTTCCACAATCCATGGCGTGGTGCTTGGCGAAACGGTGTGGTTCTCTTTCCACTTCTTTACGGTCAGCGCCGTGTTGGAGAGCAATCTTTTGTTGTTTCTTAATTGCAGCTTCTTCTTTGTGAAGGCGTTTGCTGTGTTTAAGTTTATCATCTTCGTGACTCATACTATCTCCCAAAGTTATAATAAGAAAAGATGGGACACGTGGTCCCATCCATTACTTAGATAAGATTCATTTGACCAGAAACTGGTACCCATGAGTTGGCATTATCCTGAACTGGTGCAGTGAATTCCACTTCATCTTCAGGGTTTACACCAACTTCACCAACCACTTCATAACGAGCACAACGACCTTTGGTGTTGTTGTAGTCGGTTGGGATTGAAACCACATCACGTGGGTTAATCTTCAAAATCATCACACGTTCACCACCAAAGTGGCCAAGATAACCTTGTGAGCAGAAATGCAAACCAGACGAGCAAGTTTGGTTCTTGTCATCGTTCACTTGGTTACGTTCCATCTCCACAACCTTACCAACTGAGTTATCAAAGGTGCCGCTATAGCAGTCTTTGTAGTCTTCACGGACTTTCTTGTATGCAAGGAAGTGGCCATCTGGTGTGATAGGCAGGTTATTCTTTTCCAAGAAACCATACAACTCATTCACAGCACGGTATGATGGGTTTTGCATCAGATTTTCCATGAACAACACCAATGGTTCAACAGGAAAACCATCTTGCAACATTTGCACCATGCGGTTAACAATGGCACCATGCATCTCTGCGCCTTTCCAAAACAACTTCTCGCCTTGGATTTCAACATTGCCTGAACCAAAGTTCAGCACAACTTTCTTCGGATCAATAATGTCCTCAACAGTTTGCCAATCATTGGCCTTAATAGCATCAACTACCTTTTGATAGGTAATATGAGTCTTCGAAATTGTATGTGGTTTGTTCTTAATAACCACGACAACATTAGAACCCTGAATCAAATACGGAAACATAATCAAACACCTTTCACTTCATCAATCAATTTAACATAACTAACAACATCATCTTCGTCAGCATAGGAACCAAATTTGGTAACCAATGGATAACGATTCTTAAAATCTCGCAACGATTGGTTGAACTGAGCAACCAACTGGGTGATATCAACTTTTGGTTTG